CAATACAAATGTGTGGTTCATACTTTGGATTAAAGGTGAGAAGGCATAGAAGATTTGAGTCTAACTTACCTATTGCTGGCTCACCTTGTAAGCACAAAGAACAGGGCAAACCAGTAGGTGTGTATGGATCTATGCGAGATGAGATACCAAAGGGTGGTCATACTGCTAAGAGTATTGAAGAAGCAAGAGAGGCAATGGGAATTGATTGGATGATATGGGGCGAGTTGGTAGAAGCAATACCACCCATATATACTAAGGAGATTGGTAAGCAACTACTGTTGTTAATGTAATATAGTTCCTTCCTAGGACAACAGAAAGCTCCGCAGTTTTGTTCATTTACTGCGGGGCTTTTTTAATTGGAAAGCCCCTTCGGGATAGGAACCGAAGAGGCTAAGAGAATTGTAGCACAATTACTTATCAGTAGTATAAAAGCCACTACCTCTAAAACTTACAGGAGGAGAAGCATAAACCCGAACAGCGAGATCACCACAACAGAGAGGGATATCTTCGTTATCATACATAGACCTTTCTACTGACTTGATTAGGTTGCAGGTATTACATCTATATTCGTAGATCAAAACTCTTCTCCATCTTTAACATTAAAATAACCAACAGGCTTAGACCTACTCTTCTTATTAGCAAACTCAGTAGTAATTGGTAGCCACTTATCTTCCCACTTGGGCATTGGGAGTTTAGAGAGGTTAAACCCCCAAATGCCAAGCGGTGTGGAGTTGATATACCAGGGAGTAAGGGACCTGATACCAGCCGCCATTATGAGAGAGGAGTATTTATGTTCCTCTATTAAAAGATCGTCATAGTGTGTCTTCCTAGACTTTAATTCTATAAACATCTTATGTTCCATACTGACACAATCAAAGCTATCAAACTCATCTTCACTCTTACTCAGATCAGAGAAGTGAAACTCTTTTAGGTAATCAAATAACTCAGACTCTCTTAGTACATCTATTGCCAAGGTGAATCACCACCTAAATTATCTTGTAATCTACGCAGAGCTGAGGTGCATCTACGATCAGCAGTAGATACTGCTACCTCTAGATACTGTGCTATCTCTTGCAAAGTATTGTTATCGTAGTAACGCATACGAAGTATGATCTTGTCTTCATCTTCTAACTTTAAGTATGATCTCTTTACATCTATTAAGATAGCAAGGAGGTTGCCACCCTCAGCAGGTGCTGGTTGCTTACGAGGTGTGCCATCATTGATTAACTCTTGTGCTTGCTCTAATACTGTACCTTCAATAACTGATGCAAGGATAGATGGCATTAACTGAGCGATAGTTGCAGTATCGTAGAAGGCTTCATCTGTTGGATGATAGCCAGCCTTGCGAGCCTTCTCTTTACGAGCATACTTCTCTGCAATTCTACGCATCTGATATGCAATTCTACTTACACTATACTCACGCTTTTCTTTATTCTCTTCATTAAGTTGATCTAAGTATTGACCTTGTCTACCGATAGCCCAAAGATAAAGCTCTTGCTTTAGGTCATCTCGTTCTACCCAACCTTTAAACTTACGAGCAATAGAGTTAGCCACTGCTGGTACTAGGTCTTGCATAATCGGGTGTAATTCTTTAGTCATCTACTTTTCTACGCTTCTTATCTACTAGGTGTGCTGAATTACTTAGGCCAAGTACCTTCCAAAACCATAATTGCAATAGCAGAATAGTTAAGTAGATCTACAAAACTATCCTTTAAAGATTCATTAGTAGGCTCAGCACCAGTATCTATAAGATGATTGATACGAGCAGTCTTGTCGTGCATACGCACTCTTAATCCATTAAGCGCACCACCTGGTGCGTTAGAGATATTAGTTGGACCATAATCTTTATGCTTATCTAGAAGTAGATTACCTGCATCATCTAATACCTTCCACATACTGGCAATAAACTCTTTGTTTATCCCTTGATTGGAGGTGGCGATACTGTGATCGTTTCGCTTTCGTAATCTATCTTGACTATCAAGACTCCAAATGTCGTTAACCATACGGCTAATTCCGTCAGGTCCGAGTTCCTCATACATTAACTGCCCCCAATATCCGTTTTGTCTCTTCTGTACCTTTTGCTAAATATACCTCATTTACATCCATACCAGGTGGCAACACACAGATCGTTGCGTTGATAACCTCTGATGCTACTCTCCTAGAAAACTCAGCTCCTGGATTAGAACCATCTTCTTTAACATCATTATCACCTATAACTAATACCTTTCCATACCCATTCATCATCTTTGCAAAGTGTGGTTTCCAAGCAGCAACACCAGGAACTCCAACTGCAGGTATGCCTAAAGCACCAGTACAAATGATTGCATCTAACTCACCCTCACATACAGCGATAGTGTCTTTAGATTCTAGTAAAGCACTCACATTAAATAGGTGAGTCTTCTGACCAATAGCCATACCATACTTAGGCTTACCATCATCTAGTCTTCTAAACTTAAAGCCAACACAAAGACCAAGAGCAGTAAAGTAGGGAATAGATAGCCAACCCTCATAGCCTTGATGCTCAGGTAGTGGATCAACTACTGTACCTAAAACAAAAGACTCAGCTATCTCTTTAGATATACCACGTTCTTTTAGAAACGTTGCGGTTTCTACGTTTAGACCCTGCTGGTAGCGAGTGGCCGCTTGCAGATATGATTTCAATTGCTCTTGCGAGAGCATCTTTAAACCCCAAACTTTCTTTTTCCATTACAACATTGACAGTGTTTCCACCCTTACCGCAGGTATGACAAAAGTATAGGTTCTCCACTGTGTTAATCACTGCTGACTTACGAGAGTCATCGTGCATAACACACCTAACTGAACAAGCCCTGCCCTCTCTTACTTCCCCACCATAGAACTGAACTACTACTCCAATGGGAATTGCGTTCGCATCGGTTCTGCCATTAGCTTTGCTAGACTTCCTACTTCTGGACCAGTCTTGTGCTGGCATCCGCAGTCTCCTTTGCATTTACAGTGGTGCTTATAGGCTAACTTAAAGTGGCGTTTAACATTCTCTTCGCCACCTTTCTTGCAGTGTTCGCAGATCATTCTTTAACTATTTCCTTTTCCTTATCTGGTACTGGCTCAGGTGATTTCTCCAAGCCTTGCATAATTTTAGTAGTAGTTATCTTTCCACTAGGTACTGGCATCGCTTACCCCTTTCGTAGTATTTGATCTAACTCTTTCATTTGTATTAAAGATTCTGATGGAACGTACCAAGTTTTCTCATTGTACTTCCATTCATCCCTCTTGCAATCAGCTCCTACCATCCAACCAATTGCTCTGTATGGAGTACCTTTATAATTAGGAGCATTACGTCTAGTCTTATGTCTTAATCCATCTGCTAGTAATATGTAAATGAGGGAGTCATCATCCCTTATTGTATATCTTAGTTGTGGCTTCTCTCTAAAAGAATATCTTACTTCTCCCAAACCAGGGATATCTAATTCAGATTTCCATTTATTATAATGTGGCACAAAATCATCTTTGCCAACCATACGGGCAAAGGCTAACTCACTCCCAACAGCAACTGAGTGTTGCCACATCTCCCATAAATCACCTTCAGAATAATTAACATTACGGGTTGGATCTCCAAAGTAAGGCTTCTGTCTTTGATATCCAATCTCAACAGAGATGGCTTCCTCTTGTGGAGTTAATGAATACTCCCACATTATTGTTTCTCCTCCAACCATTGCTCTAGATCTTGAATTACCCAAGCCTGTTCTATTCCTGCATTACGTCTCTTTGCTATTACATAAGATAAAGGTGCTGGTCTAATCCCTCTAGCACTAGCATAGTTCTGAGCTTCAGCAACGGCCTCTCTCCAGAACTGCGGTAGATCTAATGACTTAGTATTCTTTAACTCTAAGATGTAGGTTTCTCCAGCAATAATAACTACTAGATCACCCTCATCCTTTTGTCCTGATAAGCGCAAGCGTTCAGCATTAACACCCTTAGATCTAAACCACTTCATTACATCTAGTTCAAAGGATGCACCCTTACGTTTATTCTTTGCGCTCATCTACCTTTACCTTGTTTACTTTGTATGTTTGTTGGCCATCTTCTTCAGATACTTCAACAATTCCTGCCTGTATAAGTATAGAAGTAAAAGCAACAAAATCACTTTCCAATTTATTAATTTTATTTTTGACATATTGAATCTCCGTATTAGCCATTAACCAACCTTGTCTCTCATACTTTCAAACCTTGCATCTCTGTTTAACATACGACCATAGTCATCAGCATCGCTGATCTGACAAGAGCCATAGTTCGTAAACAAAGTTATGTAATCCTTACCATCTGCAGTGTGCCTACCAAATCTATTCTTAACTGCAGCAACTCTAAGTTGTTGTCCGATAGGTTCATAACCTAGGGTCAAGATCATTGCTGGTAGTTGAGATACCTTACCGTGAATAGCCCTACGGTGAGGTGGTTCAGTGGTGGAGCCATACTCAGATTGCTCGCTGACGTGATGAAGTACCATCACACAGGCTTCAGTCTTGCGAGCCATATCGTGCAACTCCACCATTATCTGA